ACCGGCAACAGCCTTGTCGCGATCGGAAGAGTCATCAAGAGCCCGACCCGTGGCTTCGTCACGCACTCGACGACCGGCCTGAGGATGAGCAAAACCTTTTTCCGTCATTTCAGGATAGTGAAGAGCTGACTTCGTGGAGTCGTAAGAGTCGGCAGCTTCCTTGACTCGAACAGTGAAACTCTTTTCGCCGTCTTCGTCTTCGGAAATGTGAGCACCAACAGAAACGATCATCTTCTGCAGTCGAGAGGGTTTCATTGATTTATCTCCAGAAGGCTCAGTGGATTTGCCTTCTTCCACATCGGCTTCTTCTGTGCTGTCGTCAGCATCAGTTTCATCGTCAGCTTCTTCGTCTTCTTCAGAGGCATCTTCTTCAGATGCGTTCTTCAGATCAACGACAGCGTCTTTCAGATCGACCAGAAGGTCTTTGAAAGCAGAAGCTTCTTCGTCTTCGTCTTCTTCGGACAGGCTCTTCAGCTTGTCTGGAGTCAGGTCACCAGCCACCAACGCTTTCGCGGCGGCTGCCTTGAACTCGTCATCAGTGGCGTCGACATCGACATCACATTCTTTGACCAGCCAAGACTTAAAATTGCGTGTGAGATTCATCGTATCACTTTCGTTCTCAACACCCTAAAAACCACGCTCGCGACCGCCGCTTGCAGTGGTGTGTTTCTACTCGATGATAGAAGTGACTGCTTTTTTGTAAAGAGCAGTTGTCTTCTTCATGTCTCGAATGTTCTTCATTGCCTCCAGCACTGTCAGCATCTGATCCAGATCAGCAGCATCGGCTTTCGTCAAGAAAGTCTCAGCAGCCTTTGCAATAAGCTCTGGCTCAGAAATTTCAACTTCAGTACCTTTGCCATCATCTTCATAACCGGCAGACTTCACTACTGATTGAACAGTCTTGAAGCACTTGTCACACAAAGCTTTGCCAGATCGAGTGCTGACGTGATCTTTGTGCAACTCCTCCATGTCCTTGGTCACATCCAGCAGCTTGTTGTAATTTGATTTGCTGAGGACTCGACCGGCTTTCTCTCCATCAAAGCTCTTGTCTTCTTTTTTGTCATCCTTGCCATCGTCGTTGCCCTGTGGCTTTTCTTTTGGCATCTTTTCACCACACTTGGTGCAGACCCCATCAACCACTTTGCCTTTACACTTCGGACAAATCATTTCCGATTCTTTGGCATCGTCTTCTTCTCCGTGTCCGTCTCCGACGCCTTTGTCGGCATCGTCATCGGTTTTTTCTGATGCACAGGGACAGGTTCCTGGAGTTTTTCCAAGAGGGCATTTTGTTGAGCTTGACTTGGTTTCATCTTCTGTCTCTTTCACATTGAGTGTGATGTTGAGGTCCAGCCCACCCGCTGAGACAGTAGACTTCCGATCGGCTCTCAACTTCTTACCAAAGGACTTCATCATCGAACTCGACAACTTGTCGGATTCGATGAGATCCAGGTAGACTTCAACAACTTCTGAATCAGGATTGGCAGGAACACTGACCCCTGATTCTTCCATGATTTCAAATGACTTGATATCGAAACCACCAGGCTTGGTAGTCTTGCCTTCGTCCTGTTTGATCGCTTCGAATTCAAGAGCTTTGAATCCATGCGAAAATCGAAGCATGTCATTGTCAACCATCACTGCCGCATCATGCGACAACTCATTGAGGTCGATGATCGCTGTGTACATGTCGAGGTATTTGCTGGTGTGCTCAGCAACACCTAACGCTTTACCGATCGGCAGTGTGTGAACGTGCTGCCAAAGCAGAAGCATTTTGGGGTCAGGTCGAGCCCCCTGTGTTCTGAGGATATCTCCATCTCTGTCTTTTCGAGGAGTCGTCAATCGATTCCGAAACACCATCAAAGTGTTCTTCGGCAACTCGATCGAAGTGTCTCCCATTGAATTATGGAGCGTCCGATTCTTGCATTCCCCATACTTGTCCTGAACTTCCATTTCAGGATTGGAATAAGTGAGGACACCGCTGGCTCGCTTCACGGCATCATGGAACGATACATTCTTCACCGAAGCGTATCGATTGCACAAATCCGAGCCTACGCACTGTTGCAGGTTCTTTGCGTAAGCATCGCCTGTAGAAATGCCGTAATTGAATTCCGTTTTCTTTTCTTGACGAGTTCGGATCGATCCGAGCAGCTCGTCATTTGAAGTCTGCGGCATTATATGTCTCTCCCTGCAAAGTAATGTACGTTCAAGACCGCATCCGCACCACCAGATCGAATGAACTTGATGGCTTTCAGATCTGCGATCAAAAACGATTTTGGTTCAGAGGTAGTGAGCAGAACCATGCCCGCTGTGACAGTTGGAGCTGTTCCATCCATCGTGTACCGGATGTTCTGCGTGTCTGCCTGCAACTCGCAATGAGTAGCATTCGCAGGGGGAGCCAAATCAGATACAGTCTTGACTACAGTGGATATGGCTTCTTGTTCGTACAGAAGGTATGGCATCAGTCAGCTTCCCGAATTACTTGCTTCCGGAACTTATCAGAAACTCGCCCCTCCAGAACCGCCAACAGCTGCTTCACATAGTTGGCATCTTCATGCCCACCATCTTCAATCGAATCCAACCAGAGCTGGATATCATGAATGTGTGGAAGCGTCTGTGCGGCGTCAGAAGGTACCTTCAGAGCCCCTTTGGCCTTGCCCTTGACTCTCTGAGCCACTTCTCTAATGAGTCGATACAGCGGCTGGATCTTATCCTGACCGCCATTGAAACAAAGACAATTGAGAGCGTCTTGGTTCACATGCACAGTCCGAGGAGATCCCAACTCTTGTGAAGCTGGATCCTCGCTCGGTGCTGTGACTGGTCTCTTTCTTGTCGCCATAATTCCGATTTCTGTCTAAAGGACCAAGAGCTTACGAGCTGCTGGACGACTATGAAGAACTGCTTGAGCTGGACTGTGAACTTGAGGAGCTAGAGCTGCTTGAGCTTGAGCTTGACAGGTCTTCCATCGACAGAACTCGGAAGAGTCCGTCGTCAGCTACAGGTCCGTTGTACTGCAATTCCCCTGTGTGGAAATTCAAAACCTTGAGAGGTGGCGTCTCACCAGAACTCAGCACATCAGCAAGAGTAGCCTGCCAAATCGTAGAGCTTGGGAGATTGACTGACACGTTTTCGTTCGCACCAGCATCTGCATTGTGCTGAGCAGAAGGAGCTGAATCATCGCCAGCTCGATGAAACCGCGTAATGACCAGTGTTCGCGATGCCAATCCGGAAACAGGCCCCAGGTAAAAATTGACTCGTTTCATGACTCACACTTTCTTAACAGAAAAAGCCTCTGACGGCTGAAATGGTTACAGATCAGGAGTCGAGGCTTGTGAGCTTAGACGATTCAAATTGTGACTATCGAAGAACGGTATTGGGTGCTACCAAAACAGACAAGAGCATTACCTGTTTTTATTTGGATTTTTCGGTTTTTCAATCTCATCCAAATAGCAGCGAACATGAAGCACTCGACGATTGTTTCCGTGTACTTCGAGCCTCACAGTAAAATCCCTACCAGCTGTCATGTTCTCGCAAAACCGATCTTGGAATTTCCTGAGTCCTGTTAGCATCTGCCCTAAAGACTCATCATTTTCCAACACCTTCTGCAACGTGTTTATTTGTTGGTTCATGAAACTCTCCAAGGCACTCGGAGAACCATCACATCTTCCCCAGCCCACCGTTGAATTCCATCCAGGATCGTTCGGATCTCTGTCGGATCGTCTGTTTTCAATGCCACTTCCAGCAGATCAGTGGAGCACAAAGGGACTCTGGAACAACTCAATTTCACTTCGTTAGGATGAGCTGACAGCACAAGAAAATCAATACCAGCTACCAGCATCGGCGGCTTCGTTCTGCTTCTTTTGATGATCTCCACTTCAGCACAATTGACAATCAAAGTATTGACGTGCTCTCTGGTGTAATCATCAACACCTCTCAACACTTTCTTTCTCTGATCTGCTTTCAAATCGACTGACACCCTGGCCACCATTCGGTCCCCTGGATAATACTTTGTCTGTGTCGATTCTATGTCTGAGAGTAACGGCACGGCTCTGTTCATGACTGCCATTCTATTTTAGGTTTCTTTTGATTCCGAAGCTCCGCATTGATTTCAAGCGTCCATTCTGCGAACTCTTTCAATGCCTGTTCTTCTTCCTGCGAGCTTCGAAGATCCCCTGTTCGATGACGCACCACCATGGTTCGCCACAAGATCATCGCACTGTCCAACTCTACTGGTATTGGAATCTCTGTGTGCCGAACCCTTTCATGTAGACCGGCGACATCCAGAAAACGATCCTGAACTGCCTCACTCAATCCAATGGTATCTTGACTGGATGGGTAAAGGACATTCTTATGCAGTTCCATCTGTTTCTTCTCCCTGTTCTTCATTGTGGACCACAACATCAGGAAGCATAGCCCCAACCGTAGCTGGTGACAAACCTATAAACGCATTTGTATAGGTCTCAAACACAGCCTCCATCATCCATTCCCATTCTTCATCTTTAACATCGTCCTCTCCCGCAATTTCAGCGACCTTTGCGACAGCATCAAACAGCATCAAACAGCAGTGCTCCATGATCTTGGTTGAATCTGTTTCTGATGATCCCAGGAACTTGGCACAGTAGTCATCAATGACGCCCGGCTGATTCCACCTATAAGCAGCTCGATAATCTTTATGCTCTCCGAGGAGAATTTTAGCCAATCGCTTGCAGAGCTTTTTATAATCATCTGGAGTGTCTATAAACTGCGATACGTAATATCGAAGCAGATTCTTTACTGTGTGGACATCCCCCAGGTACACAGGGTCTTTCGACTCCTTTAATGCACTGCGAAAAGGTTTATCTAAACCAACGTCTCTGAATGTGCTCTCTTCTGTCATCATTTAATTTCTATGGAGGGCAGCATTGCCCTTCAAGTGTGGGTAGTGCCGTAGCAAATATGATTGTATCTATCGTACCAGGGGCATCGAACTTGCCCATGCCTTTGTCGCTCTTCTTTTGTACCCTTGTCACCAGAAGCCGTTGATTGGATGGCAGCAAAACTTCTTTCTCACCACCGTTCGCAGAATGCTTATCTACCGGCAAGCCCTTGACGCCTTCCCCTGCCGTGATCTTCCAAAGATTATTGCCCGACATCTTTCCGTACGGATCTGAAGTAGTAGACATCACACCTTTATCTGACACCACCAACCCCGGCTTCATGCCACTCATGTCTCCTGAGTGCTTGCGAGTTACCGTCACACCTGGATCGATTGGGATGCTGTATTTGTGGACTCCAATGGCAACACTATGTGCTCGTTTGCTAGTATCCGCCGATCCGGTTTCTTCTTGGCGAAGCACACGATTCATAGGACCGTACCCAGATCCCGTATATGATTTGATTGCAGTCTTATGCCCAACTGCCTTCTTGAAAGCTTTAGATCCAGCCTCATGTAAAGCATCAGCGTTGCTCCAATCCAAAATGTTAATTGGCGTATGAGCCCCCTTGCCTTCTTCTTCTGCGATCGATCCCAACACATCCCACTTGCCAACCTTACTAAGTCCTTTCTGTCCTTTTGCTGATTGTATTGAATTCACCAAATTCGCTGATGTCTCTGACATCGGCTTTGGTGGAGCTGGTGGATTCAATTGACTCTCTACGTTATTGATCAAGGCATTGATGTGATTTTTTACCTTTGGTGATTTGACTTCTCCAGTAGCAATCATACTCTGGAGCTGGGAGATATTACCTTTCAGAGCAAATATACCAGCCTTTTGTAATTGCCCTTTGTTGATAGCAGCATGAGTTGCGTTCTGATCAGAATGGAATTCTGGCTGTTCCGGAAACTTGTTTGGATCAATTTTGATCGGTTTGGGCTCGGCTTTTGGCTTGACGTTAGAAGGCTTCACTGTTGGAGATTGGTTGCTCTTCATCGCTGCCTTTGCAGCTTCTTTGTAAGCATGCACAGCTTGACCTGCCTTCGTCGTCAAGCCGCCTGTTGCTACCGTTTGGAGCTTATCCAAAGAACCTTCATTGATGTACTGCTTGATCACTTTCAACTTCATTTTTGCTGTCGTTAGCCCCACTTCAGTACCTTGAAAAACAGGCTCTGGTGGCATCGCTGTGTGAGTCTTCGGAGCTACTGGTTTCTCATCTTCCACACCCGCTTTCTTGATGATCGAGTCTCTTCGTGATTTCAAGAGGGCTTTGATAGAGGCCCTGTGAGCGTCGTCAGAGCTTCCGAACTGATCCACGAGCTTATCGATGTCTTTGTCTTTGACGTTCTTTAGCTTCGAAGCTGTGTGCTGTATCTCCTTATGAGACATCTCACCAAACACTTTGGCCATCGTCTCGTTTTTGCTTGGATCCCGCAACGACTCGAACTCTGAAGCCACCGCATCAAAGTTCTTTTTGCCAGCACCACCCCCACCTTTCCAGTCGAGTCCCCCTCCAACATCGATAGCGACCATCCCAGTCTTGGACTTGTCCTTCCAGTGGATATTGTCCATTGGATTTTCAGATCCAGCACCAACTGCATCCCTGTTATTCAGCCAAGCATGGACAGCAAAGTCCTTTCCTGCGATCGATTGAGCATGTACCGAATTCCAGTTTGGCTTCGCTGAATCATCCAACCACTCGCCCGCGACACCCACCTTTCCATCGATATCAACCAGATGCATCTTCTTGGTGCCGCCTCCGGCCAACTCATAGAGCTTGGCTGTGAGCACTTCGTTCCTGGCTCGCTCTGGATCATCCGGAATCTTCACATAATACTTTTTGCCACCCATCATATAGGTGCCACCTTTTTCCGTTCCGAGCTTGCCTCCGATCTTCTTCCAGTTCTGACCATCTGCGATCTCTGGTGGATCTGAAGCGATCGCTCCGTCTGGTAGTCCGAACAGCCCCTTGGCTTTCATGTCAAGAAGATTCTGCTGGACTTTGGCAATCTTCTTGTTGATCCCCTTCGGATTCTTGTTCTTGCTCATGTTCTTTTCGAAAGCGTCCCAATCGCCTTCTTCTGCGAGCTTCTCCAGCTTGTCAACTTTCTTGAGCCAGTTATTCAACCAAGCTTTGGTCTTGGGAGTGCCTGCTGTGTGCTTGCTGAAATCGACTCCAGAGAGCCCTCCCACAGATCCCGGCACAATGTGCCCATCAGCATCGTACTGAGCCGCTGAGTACCCACCACCTTTGCCTGAGCCCTTACCAGATGAATGGGACATCTGATCGTGATGTCCTGGCATGTGCTTCTCTTCAGAAAGCTCTGCGTCTGGCTTTCCCTGAGCGGCCAATCGATCGTATTCTGCTTGTGTGAAATCTTCTTCTAAAAAAATCACAGCTCGCCTCCACTCACAATTGAAAACAAGCCCATCACATCATCTCCGTATTTCTTTCCTGATCGAGTACCGGCATACACTTCAGCCACAAATTCCAAAGCATTCTTTGTCGCATACCTTGAAACTTTGGTTTCTATCACAGCCAATTGCTCTTTGCTGAATTTGTGATTTTTTACACTAGAATACATGCTGCCTTTTTTTGATGAATGCCACTTGTGTCCCAATTCATGCAGCACTGGATTCGATTGAGCACTCCACTTGCTATCTACAGAAGCTGCTGCTGCTTTACGAGTACCCGCTCCGTTCATTTTCCGAGCAACATACAATTGATCATTACTTTGGCGATACATCCCCAAAGCTCTCATCTTGTTTACAGACACAGTCTTGGGCAATGGATCCCCATTTTCAATCGCCACTGTGTACGCATCTTCCACATCCTTTCTGATCAACTTTTGTGTAATATGAGCAGCCGCTGCCACCGCTTGCTTTCTCGCTGCTCCCCTTCCATGGGTAGACTGATCGTGATCTGCGTGCTTCAATATGAGCCGACCTTCATCATCGCTTTGCTCTCTTAGTTCGTGCAACCATCCTTGATGGATGCCATCATCTACTTTAACCGGAAGTAATGTCTTCTCCGGCTTGGTTGCTTTTAACCACTCTTCTACGTTATCCCTAGAAGCTGCCCTGGAACGTCCGTCAAGTGTCATTCTAGAGCCAACCAACACTTTCGCTTTCTGGCGACGACCCAACAACACCACTTCAGCCTCTCCCACTTGTCCGATCCCTGTGATCGCAGTAGAAAACACATCTTTAGCAGGCACCTTAGTTTTCACCATGAGCGAATTCTCTGGACTGCTCACATGCTTAGCTGTGAACTCACCAGCGACTACTGAAGACAACGAGTGGCTCGTGATCGCTCTGCTTTCAATGACAGCATCTACCCGACCAACCCGTGACCCATAGGGCTTTCCTTCCGCATACGCCCCCACAGTATCTGCTGCCGCTACCAAATCTTTAACAAACTTTGGAGGTGGTGTGTCTGGAAAATGATCCCCACGTCCATCCCCAGAAGATCCAGATCCCTTATAACTCAAACCCCTAAACGCAGAAACTTCTGTGACTCCGGCAGCAGCTAATTTCTCTTGCGTGTTCTCATAAATCGCCTTCGTGAGCTTGTCGATCGTGGCATGGTGCTCTTCCGTCAACCCCAAAGAATCGCCCTTGGAAGAACGACCTGAATCTGGAGCAAGCGTCCTCTCTACTGATTGATTCATAGCTCGTGGCAGTGCTGTACTGTTGTCTTTCATCCACTGGGCACTGGCTTGGTTCGCTAGATGATGGACTCCAGTAGAACCCACTGATTCTGGAGTCATATCATGAGGCTCTACACCCAACTTCGACAATACTGAATCTGCTTCTTCGTCAGTAACCCCAGCCTTTCGCATGCGATCGGTGACTTCATTCACTACTGTATCAAACTGCTTCTTGAATCCATCTAGAGACTCTGGCTCTTTCACTCCAAGCCTAGACTCTGACAACCCACCTCCAGATTGCTGAGCCAATTCTGACTCCCATACAGCATCGATTGAAGCACCTCCTCCTCCAGCTCCCCGACCTCTTCCATGGGTCAACTGATCATGTGATCCGTGCTTCAGTTGTGTGTCGGTTACTTTGGTGAAAGAAGTAAGATCTACGATCTCGGAAGTGCCCCGCTTATTCACAGTCACAATCGCATCGTAACCATCAGCGACTATTGCCTTAGACAAGCTCTTCCCTGTCTTGTTGTACTTAGCTTGCAGCCGCTTCTTCCAACTACCTTCGCCATAGATTCGATCGCCTGTTGAGAGCTCCATGACAATCGGTGATTTGAATTTAACAGAACCCTTTTCCCACCCAGGCATCGGATCTCGTTTAGGATCGTAATCGTGCGACATATAACGACCAGCAGGCTCTATGCTCTGCTGAAAAGAGTCCCCACCTACCGATTGAGAAGAAACTGTGTTGCGAACAAAATTAACTTTGACTGGCTTGCCAGTTTCAAACTCTACCCCGTATTCTGAGACAGCAGTCAGGGCAAGCGGGCCTCCCGAGGAACTGCCTCCCCTTCCGTGGGTCAACTGATCATGTGATCCGTGCTTCACTCTGAGCACAGCGTCTTTTTTCAGCATACGCTTGGCATAGTCACTGATCAGATCATCCGCAGAATCATCCTGCAGACCGTACATCATGATCACAGTGCATTGGCAGTTGATCCTCTCACCAGCACTCAACCTGGAATCACTTGGCCAGCGGCACTTCACTCCACCAAGAACCCATTCTCCATTTGAGTCCTCTGGCACTCCATCCAGATTTGCATGAGTGTCCCGTGTTGTGCTGCCCAACACCGACAACCAACCCCGACGCATCGGCAACTGATCACCCACTTCATCTTTGAGGTGCTGCATCGCTTCCGATCGAGCTCCATTCAATGCGTGCCCAATTTCAGTTCTTGCGATCCGTCGACCTCTCATCTTGGCATATCGACTGTCACCAACGAATTGGCTCATCATATTGATCGCCATCTGCTCGATGCTCAAACCTTCGACTGCTCCCACTCGTAGAAATTTCGTGATATCTCCGAGAGTGGTCATGTTGACCTCTGTCCAATAGTCCTGTGAAAAGGTCTCTGTCAGGTACTCTTGGATTGACTTCTTCATCCACTCTGGGTACTCAGAAACGAATGCCATCGAGTGCTCACCAAACGGTGTGGTGAAGCTGAGCTCTTCGAGTGGGCTATCGTCAAACGTCGCTATGTACTCTGAGGCTGTTGAGGCTTTTTCAACAGATTTGGATTCTACCGCATTCCAAGCTGAACTGATCTCTATTGCCGGAATCGTTTTTCTGCCTTCTTTTTCATAAGCTAACTGGTTGTGTGATCCGTGCTTTTCTCGCTGTCGATGTTGTCCCAGATCGAGTCCAGGATGTCTTCGTCCTTTTTCTCCATCTCTGGTGGATTTTCCACTTTCTTCCCCGAATCTTTGCTTGACATAACTGTCTAATACCTTTCTTGATTGTGAGCCTGGGCGAGTGTCAAAAGACCCGAAGAAAGTGCCACCGTTCTCTTTCCACGCAGTTCTCCCTTCTTTGCTTTTCATCAAATCAGAAATACGAACTGCCTCGGGAAATTCAGACTTCAGCTTCTTGCTATCAGTTGTGTGAGCTGATCCAATCCTCCCATCATAACCTAACCGAGCCCAAGTATAGTAGCCATTGAAAGAGGGAGTCTGCTTTGCTCCCATCGCTTCAGTTTCAATAGACTCAATACCTAGTTCTGCAGCTTTCTTGACTTGGCGATGGAGCAACTTCGTGCCGATGCCCTTGTCCCTGTTGGCGACACGATGCACATAAAATGTTGAATTCATCATCGACTTTTCGCCAGTGTCAGAATCGATCGTCACGATTCTGGTGGCGTCGTGGGTGTCGTCTTTACCAGTGAGCTCGATGATAGCTTCATGGTCTCCGTCAGAATTCTTAGAATACGAAATCTGGATATCGTCACCAGGAGCACCGCCAGCAAGAGCAGCAAGATCCTGGGAGCTGCCCCCCAATCCTTTCAGAAACTGCTTGCCTCCTTTGCCATGCTCAGTCACGTTAAGAGCTCCACCAGCTCCGCTCCCTCTCCCCCGGCCATGACTCAGCTGGTTGTGGCTGCCGTGCTTCTCTTCTTTCTCGATCCCCCGACCCTTGACGTAAGCCCCTACCTCTTCGAACATCGCTTTGGCATAGGCTTTAGCCAGAGGAGGGGCGATCGTATCAATGAGCTGTCGGTGCCAATCCGACGATTCAAAAACGACAGATCCGTCGAGTGATTTTGTGCCATGAGATTTTCCACCGACGACAGCAACAGCATCGTCTTCTTCATAGACGAATTCATGACGACCTATGTTGACTTCACTGAGCCAAGCCGCTTCTTCTGGAGTCTCGTCCAAAGTAATCATTCATCGCTCCAGAAGGAAGAAGAGAATTCATGCTGCCGCTGCACTACGTACCCACCATCAAAACCCACGTCCAGATCATATTCCCGATCATGCTTAAAAGTGCGAGCCTTCATCTTTCTACTTGAATTGTGCATCACTACGACTTCAGCTTCCACAAGTGTGCCAATCCCTGATCTTCCTACTGAAAAGATGTCTTTAGCTTTCACCACTCCCCCAATTATGTCGCCATGCGTTTCATCGCCTGTTCCGCCAGAGAAGATTTCTGCTTGAGACACTGAAGTAGTGTATGACGATAATCTATTCTGAGACACAGCGTCAACTGTTGACTTTCCATATCCCTTTTTGGCCGACTGCTCTCTGCGAGGAATGCCCCGATAGACGACCAGCGACTCCACCCCGTTCTCTTTTAGATGTGCTTGCGTGTTCTCATAAATCCCCTCTGTTGCAGCTTCGATCACTTTCCTGTTTGATCCCAACTCCATCCACTTGTTAGCTCTCTCAGCATTGATTGGACGAGCCCCTTCAATTCCATACTTCTTCTCAGCAACCACCTGTAACGACATCCCCATGATCGAATTGGAATCTGAATTCCAACTTTCAATCACAGTATCTATTGCATCAGTTGGAGTCTTCAGCCCCATCTTCCTCCCCCTACTGTTCGTGAACTCTTCTGCATCGCTATCTGACAACTTGTCCCCTACCCGGTTCGCTATATCTATGGCTGTTTCTCTCTGCATCGATTTAGACGCAACCCAACCTTGGTTCTTGTTTGCTGGTTTGCTCGCAAAGACCCACCTTCCATGCGAAGTCTCAAACTCTGGGAAATCAGCAAGCTTCCCAACATCAGGAGCTCCTGCCGCAGCAGCTGAAGCAAATACGCCTTCTTTCGTCTTCTCACCAGCATCTGTCTTCATCCATGCGTTCATCGAATCTGCCGATTCATTCAAGTAGGCAGCATTTGATGTTTTTTCTACCTCTGCTGCCGATTTACTAAAAGCAGCCACAGAACCAGCAGATCTTCCCCGTCCATGGGTCAACTGATCATGTGATCCGTGCTTCTCAGCGAAAATAGAGACAGTCCCACGCTTCTCCGTTGCGTCTGAGAGAGCCCGCAGATCATCCGCGACAGATGTGATCTGTTTGTTGAAGAACGGAGTCAGAGCTGCCACTATGGAGTTCTCAGCAGCTCTCCGTTGTTTTTCATTCCTTCGACGGGCAGCAGAAAAAGACTTCTGCAGATACTGGCTCTGCTTCCGCCTGCGATCCTGGATCTTCTTGGAAATCCCATTGATCGCATTCGTGGCTTTTAGAATGCTGAGCTTCTTTTCAACGGTCAGAGTCATTTCGTTCCTCCACCCAGCAGATAAGTCCTCTACTTTGGGCTCTGATCGCTTTGGCGTATTCTTCAGAATCGGCTTTGTCGTGAAAAGATCCGTATGTGGTACAAGGTCCTACGATCATGAAAACCTTATCAGACACAGGCTACGCTCCCACTGTGACCCTCAGCAATTTAACAGCTTCCGCAAGCTGCCCTTCTACGTCTTCATCTGAAAGCTCTTCTGGGGCCGCTGGTGCCTCAAGTTCATTCTGAATAGGATTCCCCTCTTCATCGACTTGGGGCTCTCCTGGAACACCTGGGGGAGCTTCTTCGCCTTCTGGTGGACCTTCCCCAGCTACAGCATCGGCCAGATCACTTGGTAGTCCCATCCCCTGTAACAAAGCAACTCCCTGCTCAGGTTGCAGAGCTCCAGCCGACACCTTTTCAGCGATCGTTACCGCTTGGGCAGCTATCGATTGGCCGATGTGACTCTGATTGGAATCTTCATCTGGAGGCAATCCCATATATTCACGGTACTCATTCTGAGAAACATCTCCAGCTGATCGAGCTGCTTTCCATTTGGCTGATTCTTCAACCGGATTGATCGCCACCTTGGGCTCGTACCAAATCTTGTACCCATCTTCAGCATTCTCGAACAGCCCCGGCACGAAATCGGTGGTGATGGTCGACAGCAGATCGAGAAACGTATTCACCTTATCGTAGAATTTCTCTTTGATGATCCGAGCCTGAGCTTCTGATCCAGGAATCTCTTCGCCCAGCACGAACGGATGTACTCCGAACGCTGACAAGATTCTCCCTCTAACCGTTTTTTCGCTCTTCTCCCATCCCATCTCATTCTGAGAGGCACTAACTCGATCGATGCTTTCGATCAGCCCATCCACGATCGCTGGATTTCCATAGTTGGATGTACCAGCCTGGACCTTCTTGATCGCTGCGTAGATCTGACGCCGCTGCTTTCCCGTCAACCTGGGTCTGATTGCTGTGCCTGCCAATTCCGGATGTGGATTCTTCCCGATCGTCACAACCACTGAAGGGAAAATACCATTCTCGAAAAATGCCATCTGAGAGGTCTGGATATGATCATCGATCTTAATGGCAGCTGATTGAGATGATGCTGGAGCGATCGCCGCCAATGGATTGGATGGATCCGGAAGGTACGCAAATCGAACTTGGCTCTGATCCAACAGCTCGTCATCAGAAGCTTCCGATTGTGAATTATTCGGATCCGCGATCTTGAAGTGACTGAATGGCCCATCTTTGTGAACAGGCTTCACCCAAGTAGTGGGCAGAGAATAAACCTCTGGCATCCCATCCTCAGATTCACCGGCAACCAAATAGCCGTATCCCGTCAAACAGAGATTGGCAATGAAACTGTAGGTGTACTGCCATCGATACTGGATTGGGTTCGGCTTCTCCAGCAAATCAAGAATGCCGTGATCTGTGACGATCTCCATTTCATCTTTAGCTGCTTTGGTTCGCAGCGATGTGATCTTTCTGTTGCCTGGGGCTTTCTTGCCTTTCTTCAACTGCTTTCTCTGACCAAGATTCACAGGCTGTCCAGCCGCACACTCAGCGATCGCATTCACAGCAGCATGAACCCAACCTCGAAACAGAGAATACCTCCGTCGATTGGTTGCTCGCTCACCAAACCCAGCGAACTGAGAATTCGCTGCCGCTGGTGTGACGTTGTCGACCCCAAAACCTTTAGAAGCCAAGACCGCAGCATCGGACTTGGCAACAGAAATGATGGACCGGCTTCGGCTGAGACCTTTGGTCAGAGTTGATTCTCTCATTCTTCACTCCTTGGAGCATCAGCAAGAACACCCCGCATGACAGCGATTTTCGTTTCTGCTTCCCAGCGACTGATCAGCACTTCATGAGAGGCAATCAGCCCTGGAATCGTGATCTCTTTTGCTGTTCTTAGCTCGTCCCTAGCCGTAGCCAGAGCTTCTTCCAGCCGTTCGATGTCTATCCGACTCTGCTTCAACTCCTGCTGAGCTTGCTTCTGAAGCTCCCCAAATCGATTCTGAAGTACTTCCATTTGCCCTGTGCTTTGTGTCAGCTTTGCTCTCGAACGCCCTGAGCGTTTGAGCAGATCACTCAGGTGAGCTTCTGATGACAACACCCGAGTTTCCACAGAATTGATTTTTCGATCCAAACCAAACAGCTCTTTGATGTACCCAAACATGCTAGACCTCGATGATCCCAGGAAGGACAGTCCAACCTAGATCAGCTATTTTCTGTTTCAAAAAATCTGCTCTGGCTGTGCCATCACGAAGACCTGCGTCGTTGTCGTGATAGTCTACGCCACACTGTTCATCGTATGAAAGCAGATACTCAGTGCTCGCATTTTGGATGATAGCCGTGGAATGGAAGTAGACAACAGCAGAAGCCTCTGAATCATCGTAGTTTATCGACACACGAACGCAGTTCTCGAACAGCTCCTGTCCCGTCCCTTTTGCGTGTACCAAGTTGGCTATGTAATCATCGATAGACTCGCATCGGATCCTCATGGCTACTCTGCTGGGATATCAAGCACCCAACCCTTTCGCTTTGCTTCGGCATGGTCTTTTTTGATCCCCCGTTTGAATGACTTTTCTTCCGCATTCTTTGCAGTGTCCGGCTTGTCAAGAATGACTTCTTGAGCCAGCTTTGCTTGTCTGTCTGTGAATATCATCTAATCACCTCTTTCCCTTTCTTCGTGAACCGCTTGAACTTCACTGAATCGTGAATCTGGAGCTTCGTCCCTTCCGCACTCGCCACTTTGACCGGCTTCCCATTCGTGTCCCAAATGGTGATCTTATCGTACAGACCGGCTTTGATCGCTTTGGGAACCACCGCAGAAACTGCTTTGTGGGTATTCTTCAGCATCGTCTCTGGAGGCAACCGGCCCGTCTTGGCTGCTCTCTTTCGATTCCGCTTGATCGCCACTTTTGTGGGAACCGAGACATAATGAGCGACAACTGTGCCGCCCCCGTCACGAATCTTCTTCACCTTTTTCCCGAGAGAATCCAGACCGCTATCCCCAGTGCCATCCAGCAGCGAATTGAAAGACCCCTTAGTGGCTTTGGAATGAATCTGCTTGGATAGGTAGCTGGATTCTTCATGAGCGAAAGCAGCAGCAGTCGAGTCTTTGCCCACAACCCCTTTTCGGTATTCTGGCAGCAATGATTTGATATGATCGCTGTCGATCGTGACTGTGTTTTTCGGGACTGATACCTGTCCTGACTTTATTATACCAGATTTTCCCGAAGCTGGACCCCCTCCCATCAGATAACCTGTCGGCTTACTGACTGGAGTCTTCCCCTCGAAATGGGCATCAATGATCTCTTTGTGCAAAGCTTGTCGAGCTTTTGAGTAGCCGCCAGTCCGAGAGGAGTGCTGCCCTTCGCTGTCCTTCCCTTTCGGATTGACCGGCTTGTAAGCTTTCGGATCTTCAGATGATTTGAATTTCCATTCTGGAAGCCTGGCTTTCTTCGTCTTCGCTTTCCAACTCGCAGAATCAACCGATTCCCCACCTTCAGCTTTTGGTGGTTCTTTACCCGCACCTCCAGCAGCTCCAGCAGCTCCTGATCGACTTGGTCCACCTCTTCCATGGGTGGACTGATCATGTGATCCGTGCTTGCTCGCCCAAAGAACGTCAGCTGTCACATCGATCACTTTTGCCAGTGCTTTTATTCTCTTTTTCTTGGAAAGCATTGCACACACACCTTTTGTTAATCACTCTAATTGAATCGAGAACTGGAAGAAGCATTACACTCCACTCGCCACACCACCCCAAGCCCCGCTGAAGCGTCTGGATTCGGACTGGATATTACATCAAACACTTGTTGATCCGCTGAAGCAATGGCTGTCCCGTTCTGCTCTGTCATCCGAAGCGTCATGCCTTCGTGTACACCTGGGTCATCCGAAAAGAAGACTTTTCGGTTCACGTTGATCCCCCGCTTCTGAAATTCATGAATTTCAGAAGCAGACATCTGCTGCACCCAGCACTCCACATCAGAAGAGATCACTGTGGTGGTTTCTCTTGGCAGACCATCCCCACCGGAAACTTTAACTCGTTCCCGTTTGGATATCGATACCTTATGTGGCAAATCATTGAGAATGCTCATAAAGCAATCATCCCGCCAAAGTTGATAAAGGGCTCCAAACGATCAGCGGTGGAAGCCAACACATCCGCACCAGAGCCCATCAATGAGCCTATGATGGTCCCATCTGCAGAATACGAATAATCTCCCAGATTCTCCGAAGTCAGAGCTCCTGTGCCGTGTCCCGTCCTGTCTTTGCGTCTGGACCAAGCCGACTTGAATTTACGAACAGCTTCATCCATAACAGATTCTCTGATAGGAGATGCGTCTATCGATAAATCTTCACCGGCAAACTCAGTGGCTGTGTAACCTGCCACATAAACGATCTTAACCGAATTTGCGATAGATGGCCAAGAGCCCTGTGAGCGAATGATGCCATCCCCGGCCACTTTATAGCCGTTGGAATCCTCCATGTCGTAATTAGGCCAAAAGTCTGTGCCCACCACTTGCAGCGTGTCTGTACTAAACGATCCCGATCGTGTTCCCGATCGACCATCATAATCGACCCTCAGATCAATACCATTCGCTCCCAATTCGTCAAACTCTCTGATCGGCAGTCGCTTCACTTGCAACTCTTCGGAAACAGTTCCAGCCAATCGCCGGATGTGAGCTTGTGTAGAATCCACCTCCCAGATCTTAGCGTCCCCAGATGATGAAAAATCGATCTGTGGATAGTACTCCGTCTGGACCGCCATCACAGGATTGTATTGAAGCAACCGAAACACAGCCCCTTCCGCTTTCTTCAGAGAAGCAGTAGCAATCTCTGTCTCTGCAGATGATGGGGACGTGATCCCAAGGTACGTCAACAAATCCGCCAATGTGACGATCTGTCCAATTAGCGACGAAGCTTCCGAACCGCCTGTGACATCTACCATCGTAAACTCCTATGTGATCGTTGCCGATCCCGCCGAACTGACCGTAACCGTAGCTGGATTGGTAAAATTAAATCCTGCTTTTTGTCGCCAGAGATAATATGTACCTGCGTCCAGATTGAAAACACAAACAGCAGATGAATTTGACCGAACTGAGGCGTATACATCTGTTGCCGGATCCCCATCTGAAGTAGTCAAGACCACATCACACTCAGGAACCAAAGAACCACCTGACAACTTAATTGTCAAAGATACCTCGAAAGCCCCCACCCCAGAAGAATCGGTGGTCGCTGTACCAGGTAGCGTATCATGACACAAATATGTGCCAGTGTCGTCCACCAAAACTTCAGTAACACCAGTCACAATCGTGTTATCAGATGCATCAGTCACTCGGTACTCATGAATGCCCACAAGTGCCTGCGTGACAGTAGCCGTACCCCTAGACTTGTTGTTTGTCCGACGAGTGATCGCATCGCCAGTACCATTAACCAGGGTGTCTCCATTGACAGCATACAATTTCAAAGTGAACGTACCCGTGTCTGGAATTTCACATTGAATAATGGTACTGGGCATAAATATCTCTCACTCTTTACAGAATTGCAGAAAGACCTCACTTCCACCGTGATGCTCGATTCTTTGGCCTGTCATCCATTACGATTCAGGATCGTTCGTAGGACTGTTTACAGCCTTGAAAGTGATGCCCACGACTACGGCAGTTCCACCGTGATGATCGATTCTCTGGCTATGTCGGCGGCCCGCCTTACTTCAGTCTGGGACTCCCGAGAAGCAGAGTGGATGACCTGCAGTGCCGCTTGCTCGACTTTCTGAAACATCCAATCCCGAACCTCTGACATACAAAAGTCAGCTTTATTCTGAGGATTAGGGATTTGAGGTTCCCAATCGTCTTCTTCACCCGGAGCAGGCCGAGGGACAGGATTGGGAAGCGTTTCCTGATAGTTGCCGATCACGGCGAACGCTTCCACCATTTTGTCCGTAAAACCATCAGGCACATCTACTTCCCGTGTGTACCCGTTAAGGGTCATTCCGTTACGTTCAGTCATTGCTCTTGTCCTTTAATTAGGATGTTTATGGGGAAACACCGAATATGGGAACCCCTAGTCAGTAAGTTTTAATTATCTATTCGTTTCAAATCAGTGAGTAAGCCCCATCCATATCTTGATAGCGTCTCCAAACAGATTGGCTTCAGCTACCGGACAGTTGAAGTAATTTCTTGTGCTCGCCAGTGCTTTGATCTCGTCGAGGGATAGGGCACGTTTCCAGTAGTAGACATCGTCAATCAAGCCGTCGAATGAACCACTGCCCCGCCCAATCGTAAACGAATTATTCGCTGCCGTGATCGCGCCTGTGGCGGCAGTGGTGCCGACGAGATCCCCGTTGAAATAAAGTGTTATGTTCGTTCCGTCATAAACACCCGTCACGATGTGCCATTCGTTTAGGGTTAGCCCCGTCGCGCTTGCCGACACCAAGCTCCATGAACCACCGATGCCGACATAGAAATTAAATGTGTTTCTCCACTGCATCTCTATTCCGTGCCCCGCGCCGCCCCCCTTCAGGTTAGATAAATAGGCGGGCGGACCCGTTCGCGCGTGTGGGTAGAACCACTGAGACAGCGAGAAGGTATCTGTGTTGGCGTACTCGAATGTGGGATGCTCCGTGTGATCATCGCTCCCATCAAACTCAATCGCCCGCGTACCACCCTCATCCACGTCTGCCGTATAAGTCGGCCCATTCGTCAACACGCCCGCATTCCCGTTCCCCGACCAATCAATCGCCGTCACGTCCGCTTCGGTATCAAAATAGCTCGGGACGATTCCCAGAACTGACCCGCGTGTGTTCGGCACCTGGAATTCGTATTCGCTGGCG